GAAAGTAGTAAAGTAGATTTAAAATGAAACACTTTGTTTTTGGAACACAACCGAAATATGATCGTATAGTACAGGCATTTGCTGAAACTTTAGATCATGTTTATTTTCCTGCTACAAGAAGAGTAGATCAATGGAAAGAATCTGAGTGGATCGGTTTTGACCAAGAACAATGGATCAAAGATAAAAATCCTATCGTAGTAGTTGGTATCTTACGTGGTACAGCTAAACTATTAAAGTTAGCAAGAATACATAAGATACCATATTACTTTATAGATCATGCTTATTTTTACAGAGGGCATGGTGAACACCCTATACTAAAAGATACGTATTATCGTGTTGTAAAAAATAATGAATTTCTAAATGAACATACAACTATAAATCCACATAAAGATATAATTCAAAGAAATGTAGACTTACTTACAAAAGTACCTGTAAGAAATAATATTGACAAGTATTATGAAAATCATAATGGTAAATATATTTTAGTTTTTCCACCAAGTAAACATCTATGTAAATATTGGGATATACCAAGTGTAGAATATTGGATAGACGAAGTTCATAAAAATATAAAAACAGGTACAGATAGAGAGATTATTGTATGTTCAAAAAATGATACTAAAAAATATCAGGATTATTTTCCAGAAACTCATTGTATGGTATCATTTACATCAACGGCACCTATAGAGGGTATATTACAAGGTATACCTAGTATTGCATGGGACTTATCTATGCTAGCACCAGTATCATGGGGTTATGATAAGTATAAAGAAATAGAAAAGATAAGAACATTTGAATATAGAGGTCGTAGAAAAGAAAGAGGTCTTGCTATTGCAGCTTGGCGAGATCACTTATTAGCTAATCAATTTTCTTTGACAGAGATGAAATCAGGTTATGCAAAAGAAACAGTTGATAAATTACAAAAAGGTTTATTTAATTATTATCCAAAGGACTATTTAAAAGTATGATTATTTGCCACGAAATACCATGGAAAGAATGTTTATCTCATCAAATCTGGCCACATATAAAGAAAGGTTGGAAAGATGAAGATAGAAATATACATTTTTTTTGGGGTTTAGCTGGTAGTAATGTAAAGAAAATACAAGAAGTCATAGATAAAAAAGAAGAGTGGTGGTTTGTAGATACTGGTTATCTAACAGAACAAATAGTGAGATATCCTATACCAAAGATTATGGATTTTGATAGAACGTATTTTAGAATATGTAAAGGTCATATGCATAGTGAACTAAAAGATATAAGCGATGGTTCACGTTTACAAAAATTAGAAAGTCAAGGTATTGACGTAGAGTTTAGAGGGTGGAATACAGGTGAAACAAAACATATTTTACTTGCACCGTCTAGTCCAATGGTGACATATCATATAAACAATATGACACAAGAAGAATGGACTGAACGTATGACTACAATGATTAGAAGATATACGGATAGAGAAATACGATTTAGAAATAAACCAAGACCAAATAATCAATGGTGGAATACAGACATTAGAGATGACTTGAAAGATTGTCATGCTTTGGTAACTAATATGTCATTGTCAGCTATAGTTGCAGTACAAAACATGGTACCTGTATTTACACATCATAGTAATGTTTGTGATTTAATAAGTGGTCGTATAGATGATATAGAACGAACAAGGAAACCTGGTCGTAAAGTTATGGATAACTTTTTTAAAATGGTAGCAGATCAGCAGTTTACCTTAGATGAAATGGGGAGTGGTGTCGCTTATGAGATACTTAAAAAACAAAGATAGATGGATAGGATTTGCATTAGCAGCTAGTAGTGTTTGGATACTATCAGCAGCCAACATATCAACTCAATGGATTGGTTGGTCTTTAAGTGTAGTAGCATGTATAATGTGGGTATGGTTTGGTTACAAAGATAAAGACTGGCCTAGAATGTTAATGGAATGTATGTACTTGATATTAAGTTTTAGAGCAGTAATAAACTGGTTGAATATATGATTTTTGCATGTGTAAATTATGGTACAAAGTATGATGTAAAGTATGTACAAAATCTTTACAATATGGTAAAAAGAAATACCACTATACCACATAAATTTGTTTGTTTTACCGATCATGTTAAATTACCAAAACTTGTAGAAGGTGATATAGAAGTTAGGCAATTTAAACACCACGACATGGATGGTTGGTGGAATAAAATGCAATTGTTTAACGAGTGTGAAGAAGAAACTCTTTATATGGATTTAGATGTAGTAATTACAGGTAACATAGATTGTTTTTTTACACACGAACCAGAAGCTGAGTTTGTAGGCATGAATGATTTTAATCCTGCTACAGAGCAATTTAATTCTTCTATTATGAGGTGGAAAAGAACAAAAGGCGAACACATCTGGACAGAGTTTGACAAAGATAGAGCTTACTATTATAAGATGTTCGGTGACCAAGTTGCAACGTCACATATAGTACGTAAGGAGACCACCACCAAGTCATTTCCAGACACATGGACACAATCTTATAAGTGGTTTGATCGAAAGGGTGAGAGATATGCCAAAGCGAAACAAACACACTCCCACAACGGCGAATCGATAGTTACCGTGTTTCACGGACACCCTAATCCACATGAATCAACGCAGGATTGGGTCAAAAATGCATGGAAATAGACATTGACAACATGTCGCATGTTAAAAACCATTGAAAAATAAGGGTTTTTTATTGAAAATAGCTGTTGACTTTATCGCAAAAACCATGTATAGTATAGACATGATTAAAGAAAAAACACTATTAAACCACATCAAATCAATTAACGAGAAGTCTAAACAATGGATGAAAGACAATCCAGGTAGTTGGTCAAGTATGCTACAAGAAGATATTAAGTATTGGAATGACCAAGGAATATTTACAGTTAATGACTATGAAAGAGATAGTTTGATTACAAGTGTTTATGAAATGCATAAAGAAGCATTTGGTGTAAAAGGTAGACGTTATAATTTTAAAGAAATGTCTAATGAAGATTTAGAAAAAGAGTTAGATACACTTTGTAAAATTGCAAAAGAAGAAGGCGATAGAGAAAGAGAATACGAAGAAGCTGCGTATCAAACCTTTTTAAAAACCGTTGCAAACACTATAAGACACGGTGCAAAAAATAAAGAAGAAGCAATCAAGTGGATACTTGAAGCTGAAGAATTAATAAATGAAAAACCAGATTACATATGTTACAAACTTGGTTTATCATATGACAAGGAATATTTATTTCAAAAGAAACATTAAGGATATATTATGAAATACAACGAAGATAAAATAGTAAAAGAAATAGGCGATTATATAAAATCAACTTATGGCGAACATTATAGTACAACGAAAGATGGCTTTCAAGTACAAGACTTACTAAGACAACTTGGTATCAATAAAGATTTTTGCCATGCTAATGCAATCAAGTATCTTTGCAGATACGGTAAAAAAGGTGGTAAGAATAGAAAAGACTTACTCAAAGCAGTTCACTATATTGTATTATTAATGTCTGAGGAGGACAAGTAAGGAAAAAATGACTACACTAACTAAAAACAAAAACGTACTAGAATATGCAACGTTTGAAATTAACCATTACGAACCATCTACGTACAGAGATTTCTTAATCGGAGAAGCTAAATCAGCTTACAAAGCATACTCAGAGGGTAGAATATTAGAAAATGGTTTTATGGCAGGACCTGAAACTGTAAAAGAATATTTTGATGAGTCAATCTCAAATTTTATGAAAGGCATGGCAGGTCAGGTTTGGAAAGATGTCAACTACGAATCCATTACAGATGACCTTATGATATTTGTTGACGAAAACAATATAGCATTGGAGAAATATTATGAAAATTAAAGTAGGCGATACGATAAGAGCTAATAACAATAGAATAGGTGAAATTATTAATATTGGTATTGCAACAGATCCAACTGATATAGCAGCTGAAGATGAATCATCATTGACAGCACAAGAATATGACACAGATTTAAATTACATAGGTGCCATTACATACACAACAAATGGTGAAAGTCCAGTACAAGGCACGTACTGGTGTTACTTTAACCAGATAGAGGAGGTCTTAAATGATAAATGAAATAGCAACGGTTGATGTACTCAATCTAGCAATACAAAAACTTAATGAAAATGATATAGAGGGTGCAAAAGTATCCTTAACATCATATAAAGATAAATTACAAAAAGAGATTGACGAGTTTGATAAATGGGCTGAAACTCAATCAGATATTGATACTCAGATTTCACTGGATTTTGAGGGAAAATAGGTGTACTTAGACCTTAGAACAGCTACGATTCGCTACTCCACGTGCATCCTAGACGCTTTTTTTTCTCTAAAAGTGAGTAAAATCAACGCTTTTTTAGGGCTTGACAATCCAAGCGATCTGTGATAGGATATACTTATTAATAACGAAAGGACTACTATATGAAACAAGAAACTAACTTTAAATACGACAAAGACAATCTATTTGCAGAGTTCAATGTTGCAAAAGACAAAGACATTAAGATGTCTAAAAAGAAGTCGCAAGACGACAAAGAAAATGATGTATTCAAAAACAGAGTACAATTCTTCAAAGATCATATTGAATTGAAGAGGTCAAATCCTGCTATCTACGAAATGGTAGATATCAATTTTGATAATCTTTTACTTGCATATCAATCAGCTAATCCAAGAGATTGGTTTTATATGAAAGTATTTGGTATGACTTATGCTCAAAAAATGAGTAAAGAAAATTTAGAAGAGAAAGCTTCTAAAGAGGCAGACGCAAAGAAATCAAAAGAGGCGTTTGAATCAATACATTAATGGCAATTATCTATACAAATAATTCTAGTGGTGCAATTCGTAGGTTGAAAGCAAAAAAACCTACGAAGAGTTACCAAATGGCTTTACAGAAACATATAAAGTGGTTGAAGTCAAAAGGGTTTAATGTAAATGATAACGGTAAAATTATTTTGACAAAGAGAAAAACAATGATGAGTTTAGGTAATTCAAGTGACGGTGCACCAATCAAACAGGTACAGACCGGTAATTACATGGGTAATGGTAAACAAATTTCTTGGAAAGAAAAACAAGAAAGATTAGAAATTAGTAAACAATATTCTATTGCACCAGCTTACAATAAAGGCCCTTATATGGTTGTTGCAAAAGAAGATTTAAAAACAGCAGGTAGAAAAGTTTAATGTTACATAAGATAAGTGATTTTTGTAAAAAAGTAGAGAGTGTCAAACTCCTTAGTGACAAATTGTATAATCTAAAATACAATAATCCTAAAACTGAAGCAAGAGATGTAGAAATAGATAATCTCATACAAGATATACAATCACAATGTTTAATACTATCAAAGGATATAATGCCATATGATAAGTAAAAAGATTTTAATTCTATTGTCAGCATTAGTAATTACTAGTGGTTGTGCAAATAGATCAGAGGTTGGTGCCGTCTTAGGTGCAGGTACAACTACGGCAGGTTGTGTTGCTATAGGTGTTGATAATCCATATGCAATAGCTACTTGTGCAGTTGTAGGCGCTTTTGCTGGTGCTGAAGCAATGTATCAATCAG